TCATATTTATATTTTTCCAACAATACTTTATTATGTTTGTCATAACGAACATTTTTTTGAAATACGATACTCATATAATGTTTTTGATTACCAATACAGTGACAGTGAGGAGTTTTCAGTTTTAACACATTTTCTAGTGGTTGTAATAGCAAAAAATTAACGAGTTCATCAAACTGAGGCCTAATTGTTTTCGTGTGTAATTTCATTACATATTTGAATTTATATTTTAATGAAATTTCATAGTACATCAAGAGAGAAGATGTAATATCTGTTCCGTACTCGTTACTTTTATAAATAATGTAATGGTTAAAATTTCTCTCTATGGTGTCTTTAAAATGTTCCATAACTGCAAAAGAGTTGAAACAAAACGCAATATTGAACTCTTGAGTTTTATTGTACTGTATTATTTTTTCTAGTAACTCTTTTCCAATTTCAATATTACCCATAAAAACAAGTAGTAGTAGTGGCGATGCAATTTCATTCGTAAAATTAAAACTAGAAATTTTGAATAGAGTCATTTCTTTAAAATCATCAAATGACTTTTTATACACTTTTTTACCAACAAAAATATTACTTTCATAGAACGTGTTGTCATTTTTAATCACTATTTTATCATAAAAATTGTATATTTTAATCTCTGGATAAATATTCAGTAGTTGTTTTGGGTGATATATCATACCGTAAATTCCAAAATTATTGAAATGATAACATAACTCAGTCGTTGAATTCAAGTCAATGTTCAACTTATTTGCTGTTTTATAAAATAAAAAATCAATGTCAAAATGGTTATTACGACTATACAACACATTCAAGTTAATATTTAATTGACTTGGTAGTATTCTTTTTTTATAAATAATATACTTATGAACGTCACTGTTGTATTGATATTTTTTAAAAGAAATACAGTCATTCATATGTTGAATCCAATTTTCGTTTGAAATCCAAAATTTGTGACCCCCAAAACTATTTTTATTGTAATACGACTCTGATGAAAATTCAGACGCCGAATTCCAGTCAGCAACTTGACCAACATTCATTTCTTGCATATTTTTTGAAAAATAAACGTCTTCTGGTGGATATTTCAAAGCATTGACTTTCATATATTCAATGGTTGAACTGTTATAATTCGTTTTTATTGGAGAGACTCGTTTCAAAATTTCAATCATTACAGAACGTGTTCTTAAACTTAGACCCCCATTTCCTACGCAATTTGGAGTATCATTTGTACCTAGTGGTAGTGGAGCACCAATATAGTCCCATTTTATAAAATCCATTATGTTGTTTTTGAATATGAAAGAGTCTTCTTGGTATATTAATATTTTCTCTCCTTGAAGTTTTTCCCAAAACTTTATGTTTGTCAGTAGTCTATTGTACTCTGTCACGGTCAAGTTTTCATTATTTGTTTTAACTATTCTTATGTTTGGTGATATTTTATTTATCAACTTGTAAATATATTCATAGTTTTTTCTTCCACAAATAATAGTATGACTCCAAACTTTACCTAGTCTGTAAATAGAATTACGAATTAAAAATTCAATATGAGGAAAACAACGATATTCTATAAATACTGCTTCATACAGAGAGTTTTTTGGTATATCCGGCAACTCTACTATACGTATCAAACTCATATAACTACAACATAGATATCTGAACAACATATGATTTGTTTCTTTTATACTTGGAAATACTTCACTTTTCTCTCCTTTAACTATTATATTGTATACATTTTCGTCATTTTTTTTAAAATACTCTATTACGTCATCTTTTTTATGTATCTTTTTTTCATTCAACTCACTAGAGTTTACTAAATAAAATTTCCAGTCAAAAATGGTATTTTCTATAGCAAAAACATCGTCTTTTATCATTATATTTTATTAAATTAGTATAGCAACTACATTATACTAATATAATTATATTATTTTACTAACATATTAGCGTCTATTTTTTCGCGTTACATTTTTTGGTGTTTTTTCTCTCATAGCCTTCTTTATAAAATTAAAAATTTCATTTTTTTGTTTAATAATATCATCTACTACAACTTTGAAGTAAAAACGAAATTCTTTTCGCATTTTAGGTAAATCATCAACACATACCCATTTAATTTCGGCCTTTTCAAATATTTTTGACTTTTTAATTAACTCTGGATCAAGTCTTTTTTGTAAAAAACGTTGGTTATTGTTGTAGTAAAAGGGTAGTTTTTCATCATATTCATATGGAAAAATATGCATTCTATACTTTCCGTTATCAAATTCAATATTATATGTTCCGTGTTTTTTCAACATTTTACTCAAGTCTTGTTCTGAACCTAAAAAACCAGTGGTTTCTTCAATTCCTTCACGAAGTGTAGTTTTCATAAAAGACTCACCTTTTTCAGTTCCACCACCAAAGTCACACCATCCCGGTGTGTCCGCGTACTTATTTTCTTTTCCAAATAAAAAGTACAGTTTATTATTATGTATTGTTGTTGGTAATATTCCCGCTCCCATAAATTAATACAATATTTTTTCAAATGACATAAATTTAATATTTATTAAATATATGAAAACAAAAAGTAATCGTAAAACAAATAAAGTAAAAACAATAAAAAATAGAACTCCAAAAGATATACAAGCATTAAGTAATCAAATATATGATGAAATTAAAACTACTGGAAATGCTAGAGGAGTATTTGACTTTTTTAATTTTTCAAAACCGATAATAAATAAACAAGAGAAACAATTCAACATAAAAAGAAGGTTACCCTCTTACACTCCTACAGTGAATGAAGAACTAGTCACTTTAAAATCAATACCAAGAGAGAAACTTAGGGACTGTAATAATACTAAAGCATTTAAATTAAAAGAACCTCTTAAAGTTGCGGTACAAGATGGTAACTTTTTTGGAAAAAAATGTCTTCCGTATTCTTCAAAACAAGCCAAAAAGATACTATTGCACAATCTTTCGGCAAATAAACACGTAGATCCCTCTAAAATTGTTCCACCTATGCAAGTAAAGTCTAACTGTTGGTTCAATGTAATGTTTGCTACACTTTTTATAAGTGACAAAGGAAGAAAATTTTTTCATTATTTTAGACAGTTAATGATAGAAGGAAAACAGTCTGATGGAACTAAAATTCCTATTAAACTTGCTAATGCATTTGCTTTGTTGAACTTCAGTATAGATTCTTGTTTAACTGGTTCAACTTATGCATATCAATTAGACACGAATAGTATTATTCAAGAGGTGTACAAAGGTATTCCTAGTAAATACAAGAAAAAATACCCATATTTAGTGGGTGTTGACAAAGCTGGTAATCCTATTCGTTACTATGGAAGTATTGTTCATTACTTACACAACACATCTATTGAGTTGATGTTTTTAATGAATGTGCAAGATAACTGGTTAAGTCGTATTGATATGGAAATGCGTCAGTTAAATCATAAACCACACGTAATTATTCTAGAGGTTTTTGATGCCCCAAATAAACAAGCCGGATATTCTGGAATGGTTAAAAATAAACAAACTGAATTTTCTATACACGGAGCAAACTACGTGTTGGATAGTTGTGTCATACGTGATATGACACAGCAACATTTTTGTGCGACTCTTACGTGTGAAGGGAGAGAAATGGCGTACGATGGAATGAGTTATAATCGTATTGTTCCAATGGAATGGAAAAAGTATATAAACACTGATTTTACTTGGAAGTTTGATGGCTCATATGATACAGACTGGTCTTCTTTGAAGTGGTCATTTTTACATGGCTACCAAATGTTGATTTATTATAGAGTTTAACCAGAAAACCCATCAGTTACTTCCTTTGCATTATCATCTGGTTTTAAATCTAACTTACCAGTCAAGTTATTTGTCGCATACTTGTATGCAACATAAGCGACTAACGCACCAACTAAGGAACCAACGATTACTTGCATAACTGTATGATTTTTATATCTGATTCTTTGGAAAATTGTGTTTAAAGTTAATAATACGTAAAATAATGTCAATGGTATATTTTTCAAAACTAAATAAATGTATGTTGTTGAAAAAAGAACCATTTGCGAATGTCCAGACGGCATTCCATAAATTTGTACTGGATTATGACTATAATTGTGTTTTTTTGATGGATCAAATATGTCTAAATCTCCTTTCGGTCTAGGTTGTTTTATAATTTGTTTTAGTATATTATTTACAACTATGTTCAACAAAAAGCCTACTACATAAAAAATTAAATATGTTTTTGTAGAGTAGAGTAAAAATAAAGTTAGAATGCCTAGTATTATAGGTCCGTAGTATCCTATCAAATCTATTATATAAAAACGTTTCATATATTTATATAATATAATAAAAAATTGTTTTTTAATATTGGTACAATACTTCAGCAATAACTGTCATACACCACTCACCACCATTCAAGTCTAACAAGTTACCTTGGTCATCTAATAACTTCAAGTGAAGTCGTTCAATATGTACTGGTCCGAAGTAAACTCGTTTATTTAACTGTAACGTACTAGAATCTTCAACGTATATCTCACCCGTGGTCATATTCTTTTTATCCAGCGGTATGATAGCAAAAGTATCAGAATTAGTTGGACATGACGTTTTAACCGTGTTACTATATCTGCTATTGTTTTTCAAAATTTCATTAATAGAATATATTTGTGACTTAGTGAGTATTCTTGGAGCACTCGGTAAGACTTTTACCGTTGGAACGTAAGTAGCATTCCACTTATCCATAATCAATGTTCCGGCATCCACGTTATTTGCTAACTGAGTTGTGTTGGTTTTTATATTTGTTCCAGTCGGATCTGGTGGTGTACAACTAACTGGTAAGTCACGACTATAGTAGGATGGTAGTTTTAATGTTTTGGACAGTTGGTCAATCCCAATTAAACCAGCATTTAAATGATTTTGGTTATAATCATCTAAAACCACAATCAAATATCTTGGTCCAGTTAAACTAAGAATAGCTGCTGCTTCATTTCCATCTGAATAAACAGTAATAAAAGGCAAACGAAATCCCATTAACCATCCTAAAGTGTGATTTATTACAGTTGTAGGAAGACACGGGCCATTATAACAAGACAATTGATTTGAAGGGTCAAAAAAAGTAACTGTTGTTGTTCCGTCAATTTCATAAATAGTTTCACCATCCGTATATGTTCCACCAAATAAATTTAAAGTAAGCTTACCATTTATTGAATTAAAAGTTGCTGGAGCACTTGTGAAAGTAAAACCGGCTTTTTCAAAAGCCGATGTTAATTCAGCTGTAAAACTAGTTGTGGAGTAGTTACCGTATTGTAAACTTATAGTTACAGATGTTGTTATTTCTCCTTCTTCGTCTACAAAACTTATGAAAAAACAACTGTTTTGAACATTAATAGTATACCAAGTATATGGAACTTGGAAAGAATATGGACGTAAAGAGAGAACGTTTATTAACGGTTCTGTCAAATCAAGAGTATAATCCGTTGATAGATTATTTATACCACTCACTTGTCTGTATTGACTATCCAAACTTATAATACGAGTTGTTGTATTTGTTAAGGTTGGATTCAAAGTATCTTGAGCAACCTCTACGTTTTTTACATTTGTTACACCTAATTGTTTCTCATTCATCGGAAAATATTGGTTATTAAAAGTCGTTGTGGTGTTTCTACGATCAGTAATTTTGTCTTTTTGTACTTGGTCATTTTGAGGTAATACTTGTTGACTACTCCACCATAACTCATATTCAGCACGCGCTTCTCCATATTCTGCATCTTTTGGGGTTTTCAGTTGACTTACATAAACTAATAAAGTGTCACGCATATCTTTGAAAAAAAATGCCATTGTTTGATTATTTTCACTTTCATATTTTCTTATATAACGTTCCGTAGCATCGGTTACGTTTTCAACAGTTGGTACATCTATCTCTAGAATAGTTAACAAGTCAACTAAAGTATAGTTATTTATATTGGTATCTATTTTTTGAATAGTCTTACCACTCATTTATATTTATCACACAAAATACATTTATATGTTTTAGTTTCCAAACAATTAAAATCGTGCTTTTTTTTCAGTTCTCTATTTTCAGTTCCTCATTTTCAGTTGCATTTTTTCCATAATATTTTTGGAATGTTACTTTTATTTCTTGACTTAAATTTTGATTTTCACATATTTTGTGTTTTAGTAGTTTTTCTGGAATTAGAGTCAAGCCACTCCCTCTTTTCATATGTGTTTTTTCTTTGAACAAAATATACTCTATACTTTGAACAAGTTGTGAATTATACCGTTCTAAAATGTCACGGTCTAACCTATAGTCGCTTTTATAAACATACCTATTGTAGTTACCGTTTGGATACACTTTATAATATTTGTCGGTTTGGTATATATTTCTAATTAGTCCGATTCCTTCAATTTTATTAGTACTATTATTCATCTCAACAATAAATACTAGTTGTTGAGATGGAACTTTAGACGAAATTTGTAAAGGTGCTCCATAAACACAACCTTTATGTTGAGTTTTTTGACGGTATGAACAGTTTTGTTCCCATGTTTCATTATTAAATCTACTGGTAGCAATTGGAATCATTTTGTTTTATTGATATAAACAGAATAATTTTGGTAAAATATCAATTTTTTTAATAAATTATATTATTCATACTTTATATAACTATTATGCGTCGTATGTTGTATACAGATTTTGAAAGTAAAGCAAAAACATTTGCAAATAACAGAATAGACATAAATAATCAACTTATTATTAGAAATGGAGAAATACAAGAAATATCTCGTCTTTTTACAAATAAAAATTTAAAAAAAATTGTTAATGTTTACAAATTAGAATACACAAATGCAAAATCTCCGGGTATCGGTGACTACTTACGTGGTTGTTTTTGTTTAATGCAACTGTCAAAGTTGTTAAATATTGAATTTGACCTAGACGTCTCTCAACATCCTCTGTCTAAATATATTGAAGATCCCAAAAGCATTGAAGGTATAAATTATAATAATATTGATTTTTATATTGACCATAACGTAATAAACAATAAAATTAATACGGATGATAGTGCAATAAACATTAACAAGCAGTTTTTAATAAACATAATCAACTACTTGAACTGTCAAAATTGTGAAACATTTGGATTATTTTCAAACACGTTTCCATTTTTTAATACGTACAGCGAGGAAGGAAAAAACTTTGTTCGGTCTAGACTGAGACCAAATAGTTTTATGAGTAGTTATGTCGATGTTACCTTAAATGAATTAGGATTGGTAAAAAAAGGTTATGGAGTAATTCATATAAGAATGGGTGACAGTTTTATTCAAAATGAAAATTTATGCAATATAACCCTTATTAATAAAGTAAAGAATGTATTGAAAAATATAATCACCCCAGATAAAAAATATTTAATTATTAGTGACTCTAATTTATTAAAACGAGCTTTGAAGGTGTTTCCAAATTTATATATGTATGTTAGAAAAATTGAACACCTTGGAGGAGAAGCTATGAAGTCCGCGGATACAAATGGAGTAATGAATACGATGTTAGACTTTTTTATAATGGAACATAGTAACGCAATTTTATCTTTATCTATTTACGGGCACATAAGTGGTTTTAGTAAATATTGCAGTATTATAAATAATATTCCCTTCAAATACATAAAAATTTAATTTAGTTTAGTTTTTAAATATTATTATAACTGTATAAAATATACATGGTTAAATATCACTTTATAACATTTGCAACACCAGACCATATGTCATTTGCAGAAAATAATGTTAAGAGCGCTTTACAAGTAGGCGGTTTTGATACTGCAAAAATATATACTATGGATGATATAGATGACTGTTATAAACTAAAAAATTCTCATTTTTTTAAGCATAAAAGATTGGCCGGTTATGCTGTATGGAAACCATATATAATTTTGAAACGATTACTTGAAATAGATGATGAAGATATACTATGTTACAATGATAGCAAATATCTATGGTTAACAAATGTTAGAACTATGGAAAATGATATTTTAACTGGACGAAACATTGGTGTTTATAAGAATAAACCTAATAGTGGTAAATATCTTGAAAAACAACTAACCAAATACGATGCATTAGTACTAATGAATATTCCAAATAATGAATTTCGTGAAAATGTAAAAAATACATATCAAGCGTGGTCGGGATTTATTTTATTAAGAAAATCTTTCAACCCAATTAGGTTTATTGGAGAATGGCTGACTTACAACCAAGATTTTAGAATAGCTTCTGATTCTCCAAGCGTATTTGGAGCAAACGATGAAACTTTTGTTGAAAATAGACACGACCAAACAATATTGAGTTTACTATGCAAAAAATGGGGAATACCTATGCATATCATTGATAAAAATTATATGATAGATGTTAGAAACCCGTTGTAAATAACAAATACTATTCTTTTTATATGCAAATAAAGTTATAGTTTGTGATACACTTCATTTACTCCGCCTCGTTGAGTTGGTTGTATATTAAAAACTGGACATGTTAAAATATTTTTGAACAAAGAAAATCTATACATATATACATTTTCAACAATATAGTCGTATACTCCATTTTTAACAAACAAATTTCTATCAAAAATAATGTCAAAGTTTTTAATATGACTACCAACTATTTCGCAACGAAAGTTAAAATTTTGTTTTAGACCGTCATAATTTTCAATATTTATCCTATTTATAAATTTTTCAAAATTTGGGATAAAAAAACGACCAGTTATTTTTATTATAAAAGTTGATTTTTTCAATATTTTTGAGTTATTGTACGCATAATGAATAGACTCTATTTCAAGGCCACCTTTTGATCTTAAATGCATTTGTGGTTCCTTTTTTATTATTTCGTCTTGTTGATTAAATGTAATTATTTCAAATCTACCTTTATATTTTTCCACTTCTTCTTCTAGTTCTTTAAACATATATCCAGAATTTTCTACCAAAATAATATTAAAATTTGTGCAATTCAACCACAAACGAACTGACTTTATATAAACATTTACTCTTTCAGTTGGGTTAACTTGAAAGGCCGAATTAGTGGTAACATTAACCGTTGATGTTAAAATTATTGAAACTTTGTTTGACAATTTTTCCATACCTATATATATTTTATTTATAAAATATATATTTTTACATAATTGAAAATATTAATCACAATACAGTTCTATTCAAACCGACTTCATAATCTTTGGAACTAATTGGACTATTTGGACCACTTTCAAATATTCTAATGTGTCGCAAAATATTCAAAATTGGCGGTAAAAGTTCTTGATTAAATCCATTTTTTATTATAAGTTTAACGACTTCTACTACTGTGTGACTGCACGGATGATTCAATTGAACAAACAGTCTTCTATCATTAATATTTCTCAGAATATATTCTCCAAGACTATCAAAATTGTATTTTTTACAGCATTCTACAATTTTATTGACATTTGTATCTTTTATAAGTTTAATTTTATTATTATCATTTGCATCATTTGAATTTTCAAATGTAAGTTCATGATAGTAATATCTAAGCTCCATATTTGGCACTTGAACGATACTACAGTCTGGTTTAATATTAAAATTGTTAAATATATTCTGGTCACATTTTTTACTTGTGTTCAGAAAGCTATAATTCCTTATTTGTTCACATATAATTATATCGGCGTTTTCAATAACATGTACTATATTTTTAGTTTTTTTTCTCTTCAATAAGTCAATAACATGAACACCTATTACAGAAATTCCAAATTGAGCGTGTTTGAACCAAGGAACATATTTACAAATTTCTTCAAAATATGTGGCATAGCAGTAACTTCTACACCCCCCTACAAATAAAACATTTCTATGTCCTTTTTTATAAACATACACATCATTTTTTACCAATTCTCCCAAATGTTCAAATTTTTTTATGTAATTCATAGTACTATAATATGTTAATAATTTAATTATTTGGTAAGTTCTCCTAAAAAATATATATTGATACAACATATGACAACTTGTGTATTTAGTGAATCTGATGTTCGTAGTATTCATTCAAAATATACTAGTATTCCAATACAAAATATAAACGGACATAAAGAAGTGCATTATGACAATACATATTTAGACAAGCTTTATGTAAAAGGTTTTTATTTTATTGTTCATAAAAACGATACTTGTGTGGCCGATAGTTTAAGAAGTGGAGAGCTTTTTGAAAAATTTATAGTAACGTTTGTAAGACATTTCATCAATCCAAAAAGAAATATAATAGACTTAGGAGCTAATATAGGAACACATTCAGTTATTTATTCAAATTATACAAGTGGAAACGTATATTCTTTTGAACCACAAAAAATGGTTTATGATATTTTAGTAAAGAATATAGAGTTGAATAATTGTGTCAATATAATTCCTTATAACTTTGGAGCGTCTAACGTAAGTAAAGAATTTTATATGAATGCTTGTTATGAAAATAAGGACAACCACGGTGCATTTAAAATTGATGACACTTTAAGTGAGGAAACCGGCTTGAAAAATGAATGCAAAATAATTGATGAGTTAAATATACAAGACGTATGCTATGTAAAAATACACGTTGAAGGACACGAATATGAAGCACTACTTGGAATGAAACAACTTTTAATAAGATACCACCCAACAATTATGATAGAAATTCATGAATCTTGTCCAACTAA